TAGTGGTTTGGGAGTAGGACAAACTAGAACAAGCCAGTGCCACACTTGCAACCAACATTTTAAATTTCATATAACACCCTTAATGAAAAATTATTCCCAACGAAGCGAAAAGTAAATTGCGTCTTGACTATCAACAAACAAAAAATCCATATAGTCTTGAGTTAGTGATGTTACATATTTAGATCCCGGTGTACCATAATTTTCAAGTGCCCAAATACAAACTTCATCCCAATCTGATAATTCCATATTCTTACGCCAAGGAATGCGGACCTTGAATTTATAATCCGATTGCAATAAGTAATTCCTTAACATCATTGACTACTTTTGGGTCGCGCCTGAATCTTAAAGTCCACTGCTCGGGACTTATGTAATCAATGATAAGTTTAACATGGTCTGGATTTATTGTATCTAGAAAATGGACACCTGACGCACTTTGGTACAATAACCATGGGCTAATTTTCCCTTTTGTGACGGCATAGCAAATTTTATTTTTATTGCCATATCTTAAATAATCTTTATGTTGGATTCTTTCTATCTCGGCAAATTGCATAGTAGTTTCTACACTTCTATGAATAGCATCAAATGGATCTTCACTACGCAAGTATTCTATTAAAAATTTGGTATATACTACGTCAGAACACCATTCATCAATTTTAATTTGATCTTTTAATAACCAATCTAAGTATCTACTTACATTGATAGCATTAATGTCGGTACAATATAAACCAAATTTTGAAAAAGCTGTATAATAAGGATTACGGATAAATTCTTCGTAGGTTTTATATTTTTTAGATGCACTATTTTTCTTATAGAATTCTATCCAAGCTTGAAAACCTATTCTATTACTTTGTTTATCTTTTTCTAACCATCGATGTTTATATTCACATATATGTTTTAATACCGTGGTTTCACGAATAAACTCTCGTTTGCAAAATTCGCAACTAAATTTAGGTTTAGTCGTTTCCTCTGTCTTTTTCATACTGCTCAATATCCATGTCTGTTATTAATTGATTTAATACCTCTATATCTTCTATTTTATAGTTAGGATATAGTTGACTAAGATATATTTTTCTTTTTTGATTGACCACAAAATCAGTAGCTAATTCTTGTAAAGTGTCTTTATTTAATTTAGGATATATTTTTGCATAGTAGTCGTTAATATCTTTAACTTTAGCCGCTATTTTTAATTTACTAATACTAGGACTAATATTGGGAATCCATTGATGAAACTGTTTACCAAGACTCGGACTAGCAGCACAAAGCATTAGCCATTGTAATTTGGGATGTTTTTGCACATTTTCATTAAACATATATTTGTTGGCATAGTAATCAGTACTACTAACATAATAATTTTGTAAATCTTTATTACCCTTAACCGCACTCATCCACATCAACAACATATAAGGAACAAATTTCTTTTGTTGTTCCTGAGTAAGCCTATCATAGTATCCATAGTCTTTTTTATCTAATGCAGCCAAAGCATTAAACAAATCAAAGTCATGGTTTTCAAATTTTTCGTCAATTGGAACTACAGATTTTTTCATTAGAATGATTGATTGTAATCTACTATTTCACAATTTCTACTAACTTCTTTTACAAAAAAAACACATCTGGGTTTATGCCCATCTTCAATAGGTACACAAAGAAACTGTCCGTTTTTTAATCTAGGAGCATACCAAGTTACATCATGATATACATCTATAATTTCAATTGGTTGAAATGATGGTCTAAATGAACTTAATGGATTAAATTCAAAAGCACTAAATCCTCTATCATTAACGCTAGTTAAAGGTAGAGTTTCTAAATCACCGTGATCTTTTTCTCCAATTAAAATTTGCCAATCTACTGGCATTTTAATAGTACAATCACCAATTTGTAAAACTAAAGCAGGAGCACTAAAAGATTCTAAAAATATAAGAGGTATATAATGATAATCTACATTGCTAGGATTACTATTATCTAAAATAGCGAACCTAAAATCGTCTACTTCATCAGGTAAATTTTCTAAATTATATTTAATGTTATCAAGTAATAATATGTTCATGATAATAGTATATCACCTATACTTAAGTTTTTCAATATCGAATGGATACGCAGCCTCTTTATAAAAGACCTTTCGTTGTGTTAAATGTTTTTTGGCAAATCTACAACTACTGGTTATATCCCAAATTTGGACAAAGTCCTTGTCTTCTGCTTTTCTAATGCCTCGCCCAATAGATTGAATAACTCTAACAAAGCTTTTTCCGGGTTCCAAAAGAACCAAATTAAAAATCCGAGGAATATTAATACCCACACTGGCCACACCGTAAGTCGCCACAATGATCTTGTTAGTAGCAGTTGCCACTTCATCATATTCTTCCTTTCTTTCTGTTAGTTTGGTTTCGCCGCTTACAAACACACTGTTAGGTAATCTATCAATTAATTCTTTTCCTGCATTTACTCTATCTACTAATACTAGAGTATTACCTGTTTCTTTAACTTTTAAAATTAATTCAGCAATAGTATCAAGTCGGTTTTTATCTTCTAGTAAATGTTTAAGTTCACTTTGATAATTAGAAAACTCTACTTCATCTTGTAATTGAACAATGTTAACATGGCATTTAGCAAGTACACCTTTATCTTGTAATTCACTAGCTGTTAATTTACCAATGACATTGCCTAAACTAACAAATAATGCCTGAGCCTCGTGTTTGGCTTTAGGTATTGTACCAGTTAGACCCCACCGAATTGGAATACATGCCATCGGGCCTGTTAGTAATGCTTTAAGCCCATCCGCCTTAGCACTATGGACCTCATCAACCATTACACAAACTACACCCTCAATAAATTCACTAATAGTGATATCTGCTTCTCCTGCTTTAGTTGCTTTAAGCATGTTATTAAGGCTTTGCCAAGTGCAAATAGTATGTTGTTTACCTATTTCTTTTCTATCGCCGAAATATACCCCCACATCTAAACCTAGATTTCTGTAATCAGTTTCTGTTTGTACTACTAGACTTTTATTAGGCACAATTACAATGCTGCGGCCATAATCTTGTACGCTATAACTGAGTGCGGCTGTAGTAATAGTTTTACCTGCTCCCGTTGCTACCTCTTGAATACTTTGCGGATTGGATAAGAAATTGTTAATAATCTCTACTTGATAATCACGCAATTTAATTGCTTCACCTTCTTTGGGATGTCCTTGGGGCCACGCTTTATTTTCAAAAGCATTTTCGGATATTTTGTTAAAAGTAAAGGTAGTAGTATATTCTCTGTTATCTTCTAATTCGATATCGTATCCTGCACGATCTAGTAATGGAACAATTTCAGGTAATAAATTAATATAAGTTGTTCCACCTAAACTAAAATATGAAATTTTTCCATTCCATCTACCAAGCTTATATGATGGCCTAAATCTAGCGGATGGATCTTCATATTCAAACATTTTCATTAATGTTTTTCGGTCAGATAATTCTAACCCTTCCAATTTAACATTAACCTCGTCCTTAATTATAATTTTACATTTTTTCATTTAATTGAGATTGGAGTTGAATTTTTCATTTTAATTATCTTATTAAATTGACAGTTATAGATTGTTGGTGCATTAGTAGTCAAAACTAATAATACATTGTATTTTGATTTTGGTATTTCTAAATTATTAGAATACACTTTTAATTTAATTTTTAAGTTACTTAATATCCTATCTATGTTTTCTATAATATACATAAAGTTTTTTCGTGCATTGCTTGAATAATATACCGTATCACACTCTAATTCTTTTAGCCACTGAGCTACTAAATCAAAATTTACAAAATCAATTATCGGTTCAAATTCACTAGCAAATTTTAATTTACCATCATTAATTATACTAGAATCTATTTTTATTCCATGTTCAGCTAACCGCGAAATAGATTTAATGTTGGTAGACAATTCTATATCTTTAATAGCCTCATCTAAAAATGAATTAGATGCTACAATAATATACTGCTCATTGAATGGAATAAGAGTAGGTTCCCAATACAATGCGTCATAATGATTAACTATATTTAGCAATTTTTTGGTTACTTCACAATGAGTAATAAATTTGTAATGGTCTTGTGCAATAGAAGTAATTAGCTTTAAAGCATGAGTACTAAATTTAGATTCATATCTTTTTAATTCTTTATTCCAAATAAATGTGTTAACTAGCTTATCTTTCCTCAATCCAATTAAGAAACTTTTATTAAATGGTGCTCTAAAATATATGTGATCGTCTACAATAGTAATATGTGCGTTTGTAAATTCGGGATCGCTTTCAACTATTTTAGTAGCCCATGGCATGTTTTCAATCATAGCCTGAGATATTTTATGCTTATCTAATTGCTTTTTATATTTTTTGGTTAGGATTCCAAATAGTTCGACTTGATTGGAAGTTAAAGCCTTATCTCTAATGCAGGAGATCATATGCATATTATGGACAAACCTAAGATCATTAATACTTAGGCGCATCATCCCGCATTGCATAAAATATAATAATTCTTCCTTAGTAGTTACTTTTAACATTCTAATATTATAATATACTAAGGTAAGAAAAGCAACAAATAAGGAAAAGGGGCCTAAGCCCCTTAACTGATTATTTAATGATTACCTACGAACCATTACAGTGCTTTCGGCAAGTACACGCCAGTTACTGGGTGATACTTTAACCAAATCAGCAATCTTCAATGCCATCCGTAGTGACAACTCACGGAGTTTGGATTTGTTTTCTTCCATGAAGTTAAGAACCTGTTCGCCTTGATTACCATCAAAGTCATAGTCACGGAACAGACCACCATCACAATCACGGTGCACCTGTTTGATACGAAGAATCTTATCAAGCTCCGTATCAATTGTTAAGTCAAGAAAGTGACACCGACTTTGCAGAGCCTCGAGGTGATCTTGCAATTTCTTAGATTTAAGATTCTCAAATTTCAAGTTAGTAATAAAGATCGCTGAACCCTTGAATTCAAAAGTATCAGGTACACCTTCACGGCGAAGCATAGAACTATCAGAATTCCAGCAAATACGCCGACGCTTGCCACTATCGAGTGCAGCCTTGAGAATGTTCAGAGCCAAATCATCTTGAAAGACCGAATCGCAATCGTCAAAGACGAGGACATTCTTTGGATCAGAGTACTTGTACAGTGTGCAGTACAGTCCAATTGGAGTCATTGCACCTTTGACAATTTCAAAGCGTACCCGCTTGCCTGCAATTTTGTCAAACATTGCAGCCTTTTCCAATTGGGTTTCAACCCCAAACGACTTGCCAACTCCCGGAGGGCCTGACACAATCATTGCGCGGATATCACCGTTGATACATGCCTTAGACATGTCATCAAGGATTTGAAAGCGGGTAGCGATCCGATCCATAGCCTGTTGTTCGGTTTCGACTACAGCAGGTGCTGCCTTAAATTCTACTGTTTCTGTCATTACAGGTTCCCCATCAAGATATTCAACATTCTTAACATTATTTACTTTGACCTTAACTACGCTAATAGCGATTGGAAATTGTCCGTCGTTTTTAACAGTAACGTAAGCACCCTTCTTACCTTGTTGAAAATCCTTAACAAGGGTAAAACGAGTGTTAACCACTGGAAGATTGCGATACTCACCGTATTTGATTAGAACTTGTGCCATCTGTTACTCCGTTTTCTCAGCGTATGTATACATTATACAGCCATGACCATTTACTGTCAACCGCTTAGTATTTGAGCACCTGAACCACTTGATCCAAGTAGGCCCAGCTACGACCGTAAGTAATGCCTGGCTTGCCGTTTTTGATATTGTCTTCCACATTGTCTACCGAGACAATTTGAGACATTCCCAAACCAAAGTTACCACGCACAATGACGATGCTACCGATACGGATATCGCTGACACGGACGGTCTTGAGAACGGTTGAGTATTGTGTGTACATATTAATTCCTATTAGCCGATTACGATAACACGGGGAGAAGTGTGCCGATCCATAAATTGCTCACCTTGAAGGGGAGCGGTAAACCAGTCAGTCTTGAATTTGCGATCCTCGACACCTTCCCAAACCCGTTTAACAAACTTAGCACGGAAAGTACCGTCACGTTCGTAAACTCCCACGACCTTACCGATCATGTAGCAATTGTCAATACCATTGAAATCCAAAGACTTAACAATATCACCTACTTGCATTTCTTGCTCCGCTATCTAACTGTCTATGAATCTATTATAGACCCAAAACTATTTAATGTCAAATTTTGGAGGAGCCCATCTAATTTTGGAATTGGTCCGTTCATATAGTTCAACCAGCTGATCCAATGTCCAAACTGCATCGGTTTCGAAGGTATCAAGCCAAGCACCAAAATTGACCCAATCCTCACTGTGCATGGGCGGTACCCCAATCTCATCTCCATATGGATCATCATTACCCATCACATCAATTCTACCCGTACTATAGCTCACCGTGATTTCTTCGGATTCATAATGATCACCGGCCTTGAGTCCACTGATAACAGAATCTTCTTCCAAGGTGATTATCTTAATGGTAGTCAATCCACGGTCGCGGTACCAGTTTAGGCTGACTGGTCCCATCCAATTGGTGCTGTATCTAATTTTCATTCTTCGTCCTCCTCATCACGGTTAAGACGATCCAGTTCAAAGTGATCCAACAGATCGCCAGGTTCGGCCCAGAGGCTCGCTTTAACATAGTCATCACAATATCTAATGATGACTTCGCATAGGATGCGTAGTTGATAATCAGTTAGGTCTTGTGGCAAACTAATGCCAGTATCGTGTATATGTTCTATTAGTTCGTTCATTCGTCAACTCCTAGATATTCTTCAATGTATTGTTTGACAGAAAAAGCACCCGATGCTTCTTTTTCTAGTCCGTGTGTAAGATACCCCACTTGAGCAACCTCACACATTCTCATACATTCCTTGACAATCAACTCGGCGAACTTTTCGTAATCTTCTAATCTTGGATACTTGAAATCACCATCGTTTATATTGGATTCATTTGTGATCCAGTTGTGATATTTTAATCCAGCCTTATCAGCAAGTTGTCTAATTCGTTCGTTCATCGGCAGACCTCTATAGTAGCATCAGGCTCGTTCCAGCAGGCATTACGATATTCATAAACAAACCGACAAAGATTATCGTAAGTGCCCCAGCCATTCTCTGGATTAAGTTGTCGAAAACGATCAGGCTCACTGAGCAGTATGTTCCAGCCTTCGTCCAGCAATTCTGCAATATCCTTGGCATATACTAGATCGTGTTGTTCATCAGGACGCCATAAAACATCGTATAGTGACAGACCCGTTGACAATTTGACTTCACTAGCCATCTTAGCCAAGTTATGGGTAATGTTGTTGACATAGACTGCTACAGGTTTAGTTACCATTAGAGATACATCAAGGCTCACGATTCAACTCCGAAATTATCTAATATTTGTGCGCCAATATTGGGCCTACCTTCATGCTCCATCAAGCCAGCAGTCAATGCACATTCCCGCACAATCAACTCGGCAAACTTTTCATTAAATTGTGTTTGCCAATCCACATGTCCATCTTCCCAAATCTTGCCAGGAGTCTTGCTTATAACAGGTGGAGTATATACTTCATTAACATAGTCACCAGCCTGTTTAGCAAGTAGTTTAATTCGTTCGTTCATTCTTCAACTCCAAAATGTTTTTCAATACTGGCTATGGCGGTTTCAACGGTCCACATAATATCTTCGTTTTCAAAGTTGCTTACGCCAATTAAGGCGATTTGACTCTTACACTTTTGTATGATCAACTCGGCGAACCTTTGAAAATTATCACCTTGGATGTGCAGATCTCTTTCGAAAAATTCAGCCTGTTCAGCCAATATTCTAATTCGTTCGTTCACGAATCAACTCCAAAATGTTTAGCAATAGCAAGGCCAGCCCATGCTACACCTGTTTTTTCTTTGTCATCTTCAAGCACAACTTCCATTTTATCAACTTGAAACAAACATTCCCGCACAATCAACTCGGCGAACTTTGTGATTCCAACATCGTTCATCTCTAAAGTTTGACCACTCCAGTCACCGCATTGTTTGGCCATTTCAATAATTCGTTCATTCATTGTTTGCTACACCATATCGTTCTGCCAGTCGGCGAATAGAGTCAATCCTTGGGCTTCCTAATGAGTCATCGTTGGTCAATTCGCTTAGAACATCGTAGACAATACACTTGTAGAATTTGATCAGTTCTTCACGATTGAAAGTAAAAGATGCTGGAGGTTTGGGAAAGTCCCATTCTTTTTGACCAGCACAATCAATAGCAAGTTGTTCAAATAGTTCGTTCACGACTCAACTCCGTTATTCAGCATATTTATAAATTATACAGCCATTGTAAGATAATATCAAGCC